CTGTGATATATGTAATTAATGGTCCTAAATAATCGCCAATTGCAGAAATTAATGGCATAATTGCTTGAAGTAATGTTCCAAACAAATCGCCAATCATTCCTAGGATTGGCATTAATGCACTCATCAATGTTTGTGCTAAGTTATTGATTGATTCTCGAAACTTCTCATTTGTTGCATAGAGTGCAGATATGACCGCTATTATGCCTATAATCCAACCTATTACCGGAATACCTGCAACTGCACCTAGTAACCCGTTCAGCTTGCTTACACCCGAAATCAAAGGTCCTAGTGATGACACTAATTTACCAACAATCATTAAGACTGGTGCGAGTGCTGAAACAATGCCTAATATGACTGCTACAGTTGATTTAGTGCCTGTACTGAGACCACCGAACCATTCTGCAAGGGTTCTAATTGTCGGAACTACTTTGTCTTGAATGAACGATGTTAGTTGTTGGAATAGAGGTAGCAGTGAGATGGCCAACTGATTTTTAATCTCAATGAAAGATTGTTTAACGACGTTCCATTGATCGTCATACTCAGCCAGTGCTTTAACTTGGTCGTTAGACATGTATCCAATAGCTTCAAATTCGGCACTTAATTGAGTCAGTCCATCTGCTCCACCTTTTAATAACGGAATAACTTTTGAACCCAGTCTATCCCCAAACAGTTCGTTTGCAAGATAAGCTTGTTCAGTTGCATCTGTCACTTGAGAGAGTTTTTGAATCATAATTTCGAAGTTCACATCCATTCCCATGGACGCTTGTTCTGTTGTAAATCCTAACCTTTGCAGAGCTTCTGTGGATGCGTTAATTTCACCCATGGCCATGCCTGCAAACGCAGCTTGAGTCTTTGATAGTGCCGTTGTTAATGTGCCGTTATCAAGACCTAGTTGCTTTGAAATGTAACGCCATCTTTGAATCGCTTCAGCATTGAGATTAATTGATTGTGATAAGTCATCGATCTCTGCAGCACTCGTGACAGTTGTATTAAATATGGCTGTCATTCCTGCAAGCGCAGCTGCGGATGCAGCAGATAATGCCATGAGTTTTTGTCCTGCTTGTGATATAGAATCACCAACCTTTTTAAATTGGTTGGCTATTTGTTGAATTTTTAAATCGTTGATCTCTTGCATCCTACGTTTTAGTAGAACCAAGTTTGATTCTGATTTTAAGATTTCTTCTTGAAGTGTTTTGAACTGAGTAGTGTTTACTTGACCAGATGATTCTAATCGATCAAATTCAACCTTCATAAGTCTGATTTTATCAGTAGAGTCATTAATCGCTTTTTGAGCTTGTTTTTGAGTTTCGATAAACCGTTTATCGTCCCATTCAAGCTCTAACGATTTCTTTAATGAATCTACAGTCTTACCAGTCTTATTGATCTCGGTATCGACTTTCTTCATTGATTTCAGAAATGAGTCTATATTGCCTTCGATTGGAATTGTAATACCGCTAATTTTATTACCCATGGCTGAACCTCCTATCTGAAGAATGACTCAAAGTCTTCTGCTGTTGCTGGTTCTCTTTCAATATCCTTCTCTTTCAATCTATTCTTTTCTCTTTGACTCAATTCATTCAAACGATTTTGAATGGCTGTTTCAATGATTAAAGCGTTTAGATCGTGATTAGGTATTTTGGTTATCATTTCCCAAGGAAAACCTAATTGTAAAGCTGCTTGAATACGCGCCAAAACTTTGGATGGCTCGACTGGAACTGACGCATCACCGTTTTTAATGTTGTATAACTTACGGTAATATTCCAATCGAGCATCTAGTTTTTTGAGGATACTTTGGCGTTTTCAGTGAGGACGATTTTTAGTTTCTCCATAATCGGAATTGGATTATCACCGAAGAGCATTGCAAACTCTGCGAATGATTCAAAATCGTCTGAATCAATGAAACAAAATAGAACTCTAAGCATCAAAGTTAAATGCTTGTTTAAATCTGAAACATCTTTGGATTTTAATGCCGTGGCCTGTACACGTTCAATAGCGATTAGTAAATCCATTTTTTCTACATCTTCAAATTGTTGTTCCCATTTGAGATGCGCTAATACGCTATTGTTAATTCTGACTTGGACAGTAGAATGCTTTGGGATGATTGTATTTGTTACATCATCCCAAACCTTTTCTACTTTAGGTAAATTGACAATCATTTAGGTTAAACTGCTTTTGCTTTTGGCAATGCAAATGTAGTGCCAAAATCAGCGTAATCTGTGTTACCAGGCTTAACATATTTACGCCATACTTTTGTTTTCATACCGTCCGCATCTACTTCATCAACTAGACCTGTATTGTCTCTTAGATTGACTCCAAGGACCTTCAAAGGTAACTCGAATGATGCGAAGACAGGTGATTCTTTACTTTGTTCATAGCTCAAATCTGGCTTTTGAACAGTTACATTATAAATCCACATTTTCACAGTCTTAGTTTGCCCATCAACATGTGCATAAACTTCAACATAAATGTGAACTTCTTTTGTTGCTTGAACTGCAACTTCAGCAAGACCACCACCATCAACTTCGACTAGGAATCCTAAGTCCTTTAACAAGTCTTCAGGATAGTTAACAAGCAATAGTGCACCACTCAAACCTTGGTCAGCAAGGATTTCTAGAATGACTTCACCATCACCATATACCTCTTGAGATGATACGTTTTTTTGAAGTGAAATTTTGTCGACATACGCGACGTCTTTAATAACCGTTGGAGTTGCAGCTACAGCATATTTGCACTCTTTAACGTTAAAGATTACTTCCTTTGTTTTAGCCATTAAAATTACCCCCTTATGGCGTTTTTAAATGCTTGGATGAGTCTTGGCTTAGCATTGTTGAATGCCTTGCGGATAAAGCCTTTATGTTTGCTATTCTTACCGTACTCAAGTAGGGAAGATAGCGGCACCATACGATTTTGATATTTGACTCTCTTGGTTGAACCAACATATCGCTTTTTAGTGTATGTTTTTCTATCCCAAGAGTTTTTGATGTGTTCACCTGCATGCTCCATGAATGGGCTGACTCGTTCGAGTTCGTCTTCCATTTCTTTAGCTGCAGCATCAAGTCCTTTTTCTACTTTTTGTCCAACCATCATAACGATTTCTTTTTCTATTTTTGCCCACTGATTAATCCATTCTTGGTTAGACGCCATAAGTGTATCTACCTATAATCTGAGCCGAATATGATTTATCAATTGGATCAGGAACAGGACCGTTATATTCAAATGGTATCGAAGGAATGTAACTGTTTAGCTTGGCAGCATAGAGTTTATAAAGAGTTCTAATGGTCATTGGATTGTTAGAGTAGATTCGGATGGTAAAATCATTTTCCCTGTAAAGACTAATTCCATCACCATGGATGGAAGGTTTATCATAGTTGAATCGTTCGATAACAACATATGTGTCTGGTTCAGGATGACTGGTCATAACGTCAACAAATATTGGCGCATGACTCGATAAATCTTTGAATAATTTAAAGAGGAAATCAGGATCGTCAAGCAATGGAATCAACTCCCTCAATTATGTCTTTAGTTTTTTGAACATTAAGTTTGCGATACTCTGATGTTCTACCTTTCACGGTAGTTTTAATATCATAAACTTGGATACTGCCATCACTCTTAAAAGCCACATACGCTTCACCCTTATACGCTTTTTCACGAAGTTCAATTTGATTACTGTACAAAGTACCAACTGCAACTGCTTGCATCTGGGTAATAGTTCCCACGTTGGTGACCTCAGCAAACATTTTTCTTACTCCAGCAATGGTTTTAGTTCTAATCCCTGTATCCGGATTTTGAACATCATTTACTTGAAGTAGAAATATAGTTTTTGTTGTGCATACACTCATGATGTCACCTGATCAGCTTGTACTTTTGAAATCAGTTTAAGTTTTTGAACGTTTGCTATATAGATTGGTGAAGTTGTGGATGTGCCTGCTGATAATGGCAGATTGTCTTTAACATATAAACAAATGGTGATGAAACTGAGTTTTTTACTAATCACAACTTGTTCAGATACACCCGCACTCATCATGTCTTCTATGCCAGCTTCAACGAATCCACGCAAGACTGTAATTGAATCTAGATCGTTGCTGTCATATCCAACTGATAATGCGATATTGCCAATATTATCGTTAATAAATGTGGTTAATTCTATACTCATATTTCATCACCTTTGCTTAATTAAATGTTAGGCTATTGCCTTTTTGAAGAAAACGAACGGATTTGGATCAAGGACTTTACCATCACCCAATAGAGTGATTTTGTCAACGAATTCATCAGTTTCTTCATCAACATATTTGCGATATGTCATTGTTAAGTTACTGTTGAAATCGTATTCTGATAGGTCACCAAAGATGACGAAAAGTTGGTTTGCTGTTGCAGCATCAGCTGTTGGCAATGAGTTTTCGAAAAGGACTTCATGACCTAAAAGGATGTGTTTAGGTTTTCCATCAATGCCTTGAATCGTACGTGCAACCGGTTGGCCAGTTGTGTCTACTAAACTCATGACATATTTGAAGAATGTGTCTTGATGCATCAACCATACTAAATCACGATCAAGGTATGCAGCAGGGATTTTCCCATAGCGTTCTACCCAACCAGCATAATTTAGTTGTGCGATGGTTGTAGCAACTTTTTGTGCTGATTGAATGCGTGTATCAACGGTTAAACCAGTAGGTTGACCTAAACCAGTACCACTGATTACGGCTGTTTCAATAGCTTTGATGATTGCTTTGACAATCTTGTCAGCGACAAGTTTTTCAAAGATTTCAAGTGAGTTTGTAGCAGTTTCTAGTGAAGTTGCCACTCTGACTTGAAGTTTATATGAACCGAATTCAACATGAGAGTTGAGGGTCATCTTTTGTCTATCAGACTTAGCATTTTCAGAAACCCATGATGCTACAGGGTTAACAGAATTAATTGGGAATCTTGTTCCAGAAGGCAAATTGGTTTTGCTGATTCTAGCATAAATTCTTCCACTAACTGTTAACGTGTCGATAATTCTGTTTTGGATAGTGGTAGGAATTACAGCCGAGACATCAGATTGCATTGTGGTTGCATCTGCTCTGACTTCATCTAATACAGCAGAACGTTTACCAGTTTGAATGTACGCCATAAATGCTTGGCGGTATTCCATGGTTGATAGCTTATCAGATGGATTCCCACCTCCACCTAAATCTGCTGATCTAAATGGTGCTTTTGTAACTTGAATCGGTTGAACATCTGCAAGCTTCATTAAAGCTGCTCTTTCTTCCTTTTTGGTGTTGTACTCTTGTTCAAGAGTGTCCATCTTGGATCTGTTTTCTTCTTTAGAAACATCCAATCCAGAGATTTCAGTGTGAATCTCATTCATACGTTTTTCAATCGCGTTGATTCTTTCGAGTAAGTTCATATTATCCTCCTATATTCGATTTTGAACTTTAAACATGAGTTGCTTTTTTCTAGCTTCAGCAATTTGCACAACATTCCCCAATGCTGTTGACCTGGCATTCTCCAACGCCATCTTGTCGTTTTCCAACGTGTCTGTGTTGCCTCTAGCATGTATTTCAGTATCTTCGTATGCAGGCCAATTAACAGCACTGATTTCGAAGATTTTAGAAATTTCCGTAATACGTCTCCTTGGAGTGTCAGTATCAAGATCGGACCATTCATCCTTATTGACTCTCATCCAAAATGACATCCCATCGATGTCTCCGCGCTTAACTGCAGAATACAACGTAGCAGCTTCAGCATTATTTTCAATGTCTAGCTTTGTTCTAAAATACAATCCCTTATCATCCAATTTTAGTTGTAATGAACTGTTTGCATTGTTACGTCTAGATCTAGCCAATGAAATCTTTGATGCATCGTGATTAACAAAGAATAAAACGTCACTTAACGCTTCATCTTTAATTGCGCCTCTTGCAATTGTTTCTTGGAAATAATTGCCTATTTTTGTGGTTTGCTCGTACAATACGGCATAACCTTCAATAATATGTTCATTGTTTTCATCAGATGTTCTCAAATCTGTGATGATTGCTGAACGTAAAATCTTCTCATCATTTTTTCCCATCTTTGTTAGTCTCCTCTTTACCGTTTTGATATTCGTTTTGCTTTTCTTTGTCTACGAAGTTTAATGAAATTTGTTCCTTACCGCCATCAGGTTCATAACCGGCAAGTTCTCTTTGTTCTGATCT